TAAAGATCCAGTCTTTGCTATCGTACCATCAGCAATTGATTTAGAAATTGAGGAAACATCAAATTTTAATAATGCTCTACTCAATGATGGTATATTTTCAAACGTTGTCGTAGGACTATAAAAACTGCCAGTGCCCAGTGCAACTCCTTGGATTAAACCAACAAAACTATTTACAGATCCGCTTGCATTGCAGATAATACCGTACCAATTACCACTTAAACTACCACTTAAACTACCACTCAAATGACCTGTTTGATTAGATACACTAGAAGTCGTAGTGATTCCATTAATACTACCCGTTATTTTTCCAGTAAATAATAACGTTCCTTGTACGTCCGCACTTGACGAAATGACGAGTGATGAATTGCTATCTGATCCACTAAGATAGCCGCTCACCTGACCATTAAATAAATATAAACTTGACTCGGACGCGTAACTTTGCGAAATACTTGCGGTTTGATAAACTGTGACGGTACGATATAATTGTGTATTTGCTTTTACTTCTAAAATTTCATCTAATCCCAAGTTTTTACTCAGGTAATTAGTTTCGTTAGTAATATATGTATCTTTAGATGGATAAATAAAATGGTGCATATTATATTACGGCTCCTTTAACATCATTATCTGGATATTTTAGTTCAAAAACAGATGGATCTAGTGATGGGTAAACAATTTTATTCAATGTTGCTTGGTCCAAGTTATATTCATGCGGTGAGTAATCACCGTCATTCATTGTTAAATTTTTAAACTTGATTTCTACCACAGATTGAACACCTTCTACTTTTGCAATCTCAAGTTCCAATTGACTAATATTAATTGGTTGATTAAAAGTCCATTTATCAATAACAAAAAAATCTTTTACTTTTTGAATACATATATTCAAAACATCACGCTTATTATAGTTGTTAAATACAGATATTTTAAAGTCTACACCAAAATTAATAATATATCCATCGATAATGTTGATACCATCTGTTAAAAGTTTATATTTTTCTAAATATTTACGTAAATTGTATAATAGTGCTTCATTAATGCTAGTCAAATTTTTATTTGAATTGTAACTTAACACATACAAATTGATGCTAAACGGATTGGAAATATCGTAGTTTACTTTACGAAAATAATTGGATACAGCATCATTCAATAATGTAACTTGATCTATATTATCACTAAACCCATTTACATATTTATTGATATTTACATTTAAATTTGAATTAGAAACAACGTAAGCTTTTGCAATTGTTCCAAATCTAGGCGGAAGATTATAAATTCTAGAAGTATAATCGTCTGTTGTGACTGCTCTGTTCTGTGAAGCAAAATACGCAAGTGCATTTTGACGAATTTCGTCTACACTTTCGGAATCTGCGCCGCCAGTCGCAGGCACTGGATTAGTTACACGCAGAGAATTTTTAACAGTTTGCATTAATGCCAATTGTGAAGGTGTCAATCCACTTGTATCCGTGGCAAATTCCACTGAGACAATTGTTTTAATGTCATCCGAGGCACAATTACTCAATACACCGCCACCTACAATATATTTGATAGTGAGTGTAGTATTTGCAGGTGCTTGACCCATACTGTTTGTGTTTAACAATTTACTACTGTCATACGAAATATTTAAATTAGTAATGTTTTGTAGTCCAATGCCGACCAATTCTTGAGACGGATAAATGATTTCGTCAGACAAACTCTCAGTTCCGGGACCAAATTGTAAATATGTTACATTATTTGCATTTGTATTGACTGTAAATTTACGTGAAGTTATAAATGATTTCAGTAATTTTGGCACTTCGCTATTATATTGAAATAATACTCCATCGTTTACACTCGTATTTTCTTCTTCTGAAAAAATTAAATCTTGAGCCAAATAATCTACTTGATACCATCTATTATTGTCACTGTCTCTTACCTCCAATACATCAATGACATTATTTTCATTTAGCGGAATATTTAAAAACGCTTGTGCATTATTTAAATTAAAACTTGCTACAACAATTCTACCTGCAATTGCACGTATTGATTTTTTTAATAAAAAGAATTGTGGTACTCCATAATCATCGCGAGAATATACAGTTGATTCTCTTGGTGAATTTTTTGTGTCCACGGCAAAATTTACTGGATCCGTAGTTAAGTAATTTACTCCCGCGCTATTAACTAGTTGCATATATTCGCGCAAAGATAATGCATATGTATTGTCAGGTACATATTCTCCTGCGCTATTTTTGATTGATGGAACCAGTTGATAGATATCAATTGTAGTAACTGCGGCTTTGGTTGGTTTGGTTTTATAACCAAGATAATTTGCCAACGCAATAACATTTTTGCGCTCGCCGGCATAATTTAACAAACTTTCTTTTAATTGATAATCACCATAGTAGGAAAGAACATCTCCAACATATGCAGCTTGTTCAATAAACATTGTTCCCGGCGAAGCAGTATTAAAGTCCTTGTATGTATTTGGAAAATATGTCTGTGCATATTGAATTAATGCATCTCGAAAAGAATTGAAATCTTTATTAATATACTTCAAATCTTTTTTTCCGGTATTAAATTGTTTTTGAATGATGTCAGCCATACATTATAAATTATTAGACGTAAATTCCATAGACACAGAATCTGTTTGTTGATTAACACTAAATATAATTTTTAGATATACTTTATAAGTATCAGTGAGCATGTTTTTTTCACTATTCGATATATTTAAATTTATATTTTCTACTGTTACACCCGGTATCCACATATTTATTTTGTTTTCAATAATACGTTTTATTAAATCGGGGGTATTTTGCAAATTTTGCTCAAACAATGCTTCTTGTAATCCAGAAGAAAATTGAGGTTGCATTCTTCGTTCACCACTATTGGTACGTAAAAGATTAATAATGTTACTTTTGATCTGTGTCATTGTATCATATGACTGATCAAAATATCCATTATTTCCTCTAGTTAAAGGTAATACTAGTCCAATAGGTTTCATAATTAATCAATTGTACTAAAGTCATTTGGTACGCCGCCCTCAATACTTAGTCCGCCAATGCTGCCTCCACCAAACGGTCCTTGTTTTTTCTTTACATCGACTGCTTTCATCAATTTACGATAATCTTTAAATACGCCAAGTTCAGCTTGCGCTTTAGTTGTCTCATTTAAAACTGGAGATACGGGTGCCTGAATATTCAATGGTTGTGTACCTTGTTTAAAGTTTATTTGTTGCATTTGACTACCAAATGAAACGTCTTGTGGAACACCATCTTCTGTTTCATTCAACACTTGGTTTAATAATGGATTGTTAGTAAATTTCTTTGGTTGTTTTGGTTTCGGTGCCGCTGGAATTGGACTTCCCGCCATCTCATTTTTTAAGCTTTCAAAAAAATCTTCGTTATTGGTTTCAATCAATTTTGGTTTGACAGACTTACCAGATAATGCTTCAGCAACAATCTGAGGCACCAACACAGGTAATGATTTTTTAATTTCTTCTTGCACAATTGCTCGTACTAATTGTTTGAATTGTTCTGCTTTCATAAGATTATATAATAACTATCGTGAATACAATGGTTTTATTTATTTAATTTTCTACTATTTTTACCGAAAAATCCTCCCGGCACACCATTTCCATTACGTGTATTAATAGAAACTGGCTCGACTTTACTATCTGTATTTACTGGCTTTACTCCATTTGCACCCGGTGCATATCCACCACCAGTAACAAATACTCTTCTACTTAACAATGGTTCCAACCGAGATTGCAATGCCTCCAATTGGACAATTTGAACTGGTTTTTGTGTTTGATTTGGTTCAGCACCTCCAGCATCTGGATGGCTATGATTATACCAATGAGTATGCGCTTTTAACCATTCACACAAATCGTACAACCAATCAAGTGTTGTTTGTCCCAATAATACAGGTTCATTGGTTTGATCATACTGCCCTAAATAAATCGCAGGACTATTGATGACAGTTTTTTTGTTGGTAGTAATAACAATTTGATCATGTGCATCTAATGTGTATTCGCTATCTGTAACAATACCATATCGTTTTTTACTGTAATGAAAAGTTTCTTCAAATCTACTACTAAAAATTAGTCGATCTGTTTGTATAACAATTTGATCCCCTGTGTATTTTGGTTTTGTAAATTCGGTGGCATCCTTTGGAGAAAACAATGGCTGTTCTTCATTTATTTCTTTACAAAATATTGTTTTATACACTGTGGTTTTCCATCCACTTTCTGTTAATCCCGACGTAATATGTATACTACTACCATCGTTATTAATGTCTTCTTCTATAATACCACCGGCATTTTTTTCCAAATTTGTTATTTTTGGAATAGGATTTAACAACGGATGTAGTGGTCTATCTCGTTTTTCATCACCAAGTGGGCGTTGACGATTTCTAATCAATATCATTGGATTGCCCGTATTTTTATAATCTGGATATCTTGGATCGCCTATATCATTTTTTCGTAAAGCATCATATGATGAAAAACGAATAGATTGCCCATGACGACTTTCAATCGTAAGATCACCTTCAAATTTACGCACGGCACGTATTTTATTATTTGCATTAAAATAAGCACCCATTCTTCCACTATTATTTGCGTTTTTTACAGAAATCGGCCCTGTATATGATATTGGTCCCTCAATTGGAATGCTTTTGTTAATATTTTGAAAATCATCTTGTCGATTGCCAGAAGTATTACCTTCTGTTTTTTCAACATTAAAATTAACATTATTATTAACAAATCCATTAATATTCAACTTACGAAAATAATACCACTCATTTCTATATTTTGCTACCGTTACAATTTCATTTAACAATGGATACTCAATCAACCCAGTCGAATGTGCTGGTTTTGCCCAAGATAATGATTCTTTAGGTAAATTGATTTGTGAATGTAGTAATCTAAAACAAACACGACCAATATAGCTATAATTTTTATCTTTTGGATTAGCCGGTTCGTCTTTATAATTATCGGGCCATTGATTTACAATAAGATTTTTAATTTCTGGATGTGTTTCATCATAAATTACATCAAGTACAACAGCTTCTTCGAATTCATAAAATTCTGAAAGTTGTGCAAACGAATCGTTTGTGCGAAATCCAGCCTCATGAATTCTAGAACTATTACCAATATCACGTTTTATGTTCCAATATGACATATTATTTGTCCTTATTTGGTAAAGGTTTAGTAACTTCCTTTGCAATTGTATTCGCTTCCTCCATCAATTGTTTGCGTTCTTCTTCACTTAATCCGAACGCACCCTCACCTTCTTTTCCAGCACTATTAGAAGCCAATCTTTGAACAATTGCAGCCAATTTTACCAACTGTTCGTCATTTTTAACAGTGACATCAAGATACTCTTTTATCAATGGAATAATAATAATAGCATCATTTGGCGTTTTGACCATGATACGAAGATCATCAATTAGTTTCTGAATAGTATCATTACGATCTTCGCTGTTCACCACAATATCCTTCAACAAAGAAGAAAATTTCTTTCCTTTATAAATTTCAAATTCAAAGTCCATAATTAATAAATATTACATTTTATAAGTATTAGTTTGTAAAATACCATTATTTATGTAAGATTTGGTAATATTGGTTTGATACTGCTTCATCTTATTAATTACTTTGGTAATTTGTTGGGTTTTACATGAGCTAATTTCTCTAATGTAAAGATATAACGCTTTCTTATTAAAAGCATCAATTCGATCACTGTTTCGAAACAATTCAATAACAGCATTCGCAATATTTAAATCTTTTTGTTTGGTAAAAATTTTACCAACATGCTTTTCCCAATAATCAATCATCATTTTCATAAATTCTGACATTTCAGTGTTCTTATAATATGAATCTTCAACTTGTAGACATACTGTGGTTTCGCTTGGTGTGTCGCTAATGTCTACATTTTGTTTGAAACGTTTATAATTATTATTATTATGAAAAATTAAATAGTGCTTCGCAACAATACTAAAATAACCAAATGCCTTGCCTTTGTCTTGTTGATACTTGTTTAAGTTGGCAACCAAGTGTGCAACCGTTTCTTTCTGAATTTCTAATGGAGATGTTTCAAAATAAGTAAACTTAAATGTATTAAATATATTTTCTACCAATTTTTCAAAACTATATTTAATACGCTCGTTGTAAATAGTATTTCGTTTATCAATATCCTCTTCTTGATTGTATTCAATAACTGCGTTTTCTGTATCTTGTGTAAAATACATGATCGGCGGCTTTTTTGCTTTCTTTTCTTTTACTTGCAATTCTTCTGCCTCTAAAATGATTTCAGGAACCTCAATTTTAATATTGGGTTCTTTGTTAATTTTCATTTTAGACTTATTTGTCTTTTTTATTGTTTTTCTAGGCGCTGTCTTGATTTTAGAAACTTTGCCTATTTTTTTGACTTTATTTTTTGGTGCTAGTTTTGACTTTTTTTTATTATTACGCTTCTTTATGGTTTTTATCATAATTGAGATTTTAATTTTTCTATCAGCTTAACAATGTTTGAAAAAACAAAGCCAACATCATCGTCTTTTTCAAACATCTGCTTGTCATCAATCAATTTTAACTTATTGTAAGTAATATTGATTGCATTTTCAATATCAGAAATCCATTGTTCATACTGTTCATTTTTATCAATGCTACGATTCAACATGGCACCAAAATAAACGTTTACTCCAATAGATGTTAGTAATAATACACCTAATATAACAATTGTCAATATCATATATTTATTTTATTTTACTCTTCTTCGTCATCATCTTCCGATGATTGTTCACAAAAATCAGAGAGATAATCAATAGCTTCTTCTACCATTGACCAATCTTCTAATTTATATGCCTGTTTTAGTAATTTTTTTACTTCTT